TATATAGACGGTGTGAGCCTCGGACGTAACACGACCGATATGCCCGCCAATGCCAGAGATTTCAGCTTCGGAATTGGAATCAGGAAAACCGCAGGAACAACCTCTCGGAATATGCTCATTGACGGCGTAGGATATACGGTCGTTAAATATCGCAAATAAAAACATGAAAATAGCAATACAACCAACAGAGCTACCGCTCGGCCTCGGCACGGCAAACTACATGGAAATCGTAGTCAATTATTCCATCGGTGATGACACTACCGATTTGCAGATTTTTTATTACGACAACCTTGTCAAATTGAATGTCAGTCCGCAAGTTGTACCTGTGCCTGTTGATCAGATGCAAGCATGGGACTACGATTTCGGGCAGATCGTGGATTGGGTATTAGGACAGACGGGCGCAGAGTTTCCTGAAACATGATCGACGCAATATCCCTACAACGCATGGACAGCCTGAACCCGCGCCTGATCGCAGAGGCGAAGGCGATTTTAGGCGAAGCTCAGGCGGCTATGCCGACGGGCGTAACCGTGCGAATCACGCACGCCCTGCGCACGATTGAGGAACAAAACGCCCTGTTTGCCATCGGGCGCACCAAGCCGGGCCGCAAGGTAACGAACGCACGCGGCGGCGATTCATTCCATAACTACGGGCTGGCACTTGACTTTTGCCTGATAGTAAACGGCAAAGCCTCATTCACCGTGGATGCTAACTGGCTGAAGGTTATCGAAACCTTCGAACGCTACGGCTGGGAAAGCGGCCACCATTGGAAGTTCACAGATTCGCCGCACGTGCAAAAAACCTTTGGCCTAAGCATCGCAGACCTGAAAGGGGGACGGCGGCCGTGACGTTAGAGATTACCCTATCATCTGCCATAATCGTATCGGTGGTGGGCGGCGTTGTTTCGATTACCGTGTCAATTATAGGCGGTAAATACCTGCTGGCATCCAAGCGCGAAGAGCGCATCGCAAAGCAGGAACTGAACACCATCCGGCACAGGTTGGAGGATGTTTACGACATTGTGCAGCAGCCGCCTTCCGGTTATGAGTGGATGGTGGTGAACAAGTACACGCACCTCGACCTGTTGGCGGTGGGCTATACGGTTATCGACCCCGTGCGGCAGGAAGAATTTATATCCGACGGGCTTTGCCAGCACCTCGGACGCACCCGGCCGCAATTCGGGAAGAAGGTTGCAGAGGTTGCCCGGTACGTTCATGCCGACGATGTGCGAAGCTATGGCCGGAACATAGAGGCAATGATTGAAAGCCAGACCACCGAGCAGCCGTTCACGTCGTTCGAGATGATTAAGCGCATCCGGGACGCGAAAGAGAACGAGCGGCGTTATCTGGTTAAGACCGTTCAGGATGGGGCTTTTATTCTATCGGTGTATGAACTGGCTTAAAAAACTGCTCGCATCCTTCGAGAACGCCCCCGGCGGATTTTCAGCCCGCAAGTTGACGGCCTTCGCGTTCGCGGCCTGTGCGCTGTTCCTGCAATGGAAACACGCAACGCCGGAAACAGTGCCGACGCTGGTTCTAATCGACGCCAGCGCGGCCCTGCTGTGCCTTGGTATTGTGACGGCGGCGGAGCTGATCAAGCTGCGCGGCGGTAAGGAATAGTTGCGCGGTAATACTGCAAAGGTTATCTTTGCACCGTATGACACATTGCCAACACGAATACCAATTGACTGACCAGCTATGGAAGCGCTGCAAACATTGCGGCGCTGTTAAGCCTTCAGGAAAGGAGGCAGGCCATGATTGAATTTCAAAAAATAGACTGCAACTGCAACGACTGCGGCCACATGGTCAGGGACTTGAATAAATTCAGGCAATACGATTACCTACACACGAACAACGCGGGACAGGTAGTTAAGTCAGGCAGGGTTCACTACGGTGATTGCAAGCGGTTCAGCAAGCCAGTATCGTTTATTCCGAACACCTGCCAGCTTCACACTCAACAATGCTTTGAACATAGGAAAGGAGTCAGGCCATGAGTAAGACAGCAGTAGATATATTTCACGACGGGATAATCGACCTATTGCGCAACGCGTCAGTAAACAGTAACACGGTGGCTAAGCTGTGGATAGAGTGTAAGGCAATGGAGCGGGAGCAGATTATGAGTGATTATTCTGCTGGGTTGGGCTATGGAACCGCGCACTATATAGGCGATGCTACGGACGAAGAAATTGACCCGGCTAATTACTACGAACGCACCTACGGAAAGGAGGCAGGCAATGCCAACGGATAAACGCAAGGCCGCGAACATTCGCAAGGCAACGCGCACCAGTTCAGTGACCGAAGTGCTGGCTATTCGCGTTCCGGTCGGCCTGACCAAAGAGCAGCGGAGCGAGGCGCGGCAGGTTGCGCAGGATGCCGTGGAAAATTGGAACACGTTGCGAAAGATGTACGGAGGGCTGAAGTCATGAGGATTAAGAAATTCATACAAGACCTGTTCGGTATAACGCAGCTCATTGAAGAAAAGCGCAAGCAAACGGAGCTGCTGGAAAAGATTGCAGACCATTGCAGGCAAACAGAGAACCTGATGGATAGGTGGGTCAGAGCGCATCATATACGTTAAATGAGAACCGTCCTAATCCTACTATCCGCCCTGCTGCTAATCGGGTGCAAATGTGACGGCGATTATATTGTGCGTAACAAATTTGTAAACCTTTACAATCCATCATTTGCGACATATCATTACCGCGCAGGTTGCACATGGGAAACCACAATTGATAGCAGTAATAAGTTCAATGTGGGAGATGACATCCGTAAGTATAAAAAGCCATGAGAATACTAATCCTACTATCCGCCCTGCTGCTGATCGGGTGCAGCACCGAGCGCCGTTGCGCCCGCGCCGTGAACCGCTGCGCGGCGGGAAAGACTGATTTGCATATTCGCAGCAAAGGGTGTACTTTTGCCTGCGTTATGACAGCCATGAGCAAAGATAAACGCAAGGGCGGGCGGCGGCGGCAATTCGAGCCGCTGGCAGCCGTCAAGAAACCCATATACGTGCCGGAAGGCATGGAGGATGAGGCAATCGAAGCGGCCCGCGCCGCGATTCATGAGCTATGGAAAGCTCGTAAGAAAGGGAAAGGATGAGGGCTAACGTTTCGGGTATTGCCGAAGGCGTGGATTATATTTGATAAAGTTAAATTGAAATACAAATGTTGAACAAAGCAAAAATTTTCATAGTAGCAATTCTGCCACGCTTTTGGCAATACCTTGTTACCTGCCGTTTTTTCTGTGGTCATCTTCAATGGGTGAAAACTGGTAATACATTGGGTAGCAAATTGCACGAACATAAATGTTTAAAGTGTGGCAAGTCAATTTATAGGGATAGTTTTAATCCACCTGTGTCGTTTGTTGAAAATGGCAGGTAACTCATCTATAACTACACCATGCGAACCGTCCTAATCCTATCCGCCCTGCTGCTGATCGGTTGCAGCACGGAGCGCCGCTGCGCCCGCGCCGTGAACCGATGCGCGCCCCTGTGGAAACACGATACCACTTTCATTCACGATTCAATTACAATCGAGCGCAACACGATTGACACGGTGTTGCGGTGGAACTTTCTGCCCGTGCATGACACGGTAACCATCCGAGATGGGCGGGCCGTTATCCGCATCGTGCGGTTGCCGGGAGATTCGATTTGGGTCCATGGCGAATGCCGCGATACCGTTATCCGGTACGTCCGGCAGGTTGTGACGAAGAACGTGCAGACCGCCCCGGCATGGTGGGTAAAGCCGCTGGCATGGGCGGCGGGGGTTGCATATTTTGCCCTCGGTGTGCTGCTAATAAGGCCGCGCCGTTAAAATTTATCCGCCTGATTTTCAGCGCATTACAAAAATAATGCGCTTTTTTTGTGCATAACACTTGACACGATACGGGCAAAGGGTGTATGTTTGCATCATGAAAAACACACAAAACAAAATCCAAATCGTATCAATCACCGAAGAAAAGGTATTTCACAGAGGCGAGTTCGGCGACAGGTATAACCCCACCGGTACATCATCACGCAATGAAACCGTATTGGGGAGCGATTGGTTCAATTCATAAACGAACGCATTAACGAAGAAACTTACAAAGCTTTAGGAATCTAAACCAACACCGGGGCGGCTAACAACCGCCCCATAAATCGAACCTATGACACACGAAGAAATAGAAATCCAAACCCGCGAAACGCGGCGCGTTCAGCTCCCGTACTTCGCAAAGCTCGGCACCATGTACCTATGGGTTGCCGGAAAGAAAACAGACGGCGGCCCGATGGGTCACGCTATTTACACCGACGGCAGCATCACCCTGAACAGCACTTGCATATCCGACGCTTTCCACCGCAACGCCGTGCAGGTTACAGCGGACGAGTTCTGGGCGCGGTGGCGCGAAGCGGTGGCAGCACTGCAAGCGATGGAAGGAGGCGCGGAATGACCTGCGAGGTACTGACCGCGCTGCTGGCAGTGGCAGCAGTAACCGCCCTGTTCGCTTTCGCTGGGTACATACACGGCGAAGAAAGGAGGCGGTCATGAGTAAGCTGACCAACGTAACAACCGCGTTCCTGTATTGGCGAATGGCAGGGCGGATAGTAAACGACAAGCTGACACAGGCTCAGGCCAAAGAGATCGAACGCAAGGCCGCGCTGGTGAACCAATGGACGGAAGGGGGCAAGAAATGATATTCTGCATCATTACCGCCGCCGCCGTGGTTATCACCGGAGCCATCGTATTCCGGCCACAGGTTCGCTACCGTGAGGGTGAGGTTGTTTACTTTCGCGGTACGAACATCACCGCCCGCGTCGAGGCTGTGCGCATCCGAAACGGCTTCAGCGAATACAAGCTCTCCGGCCATCACCCTTGGTACAAATGGCACGCGCTTTCTCGCCGCCATGAACGATTGAAATTTTCACGTAAAAACCCATACTAATGACGAATAAATCCACCACACCGACCGCCCGCCTAATGGCCGCGCAAACCGAAATCCAAGCGATTACGAAGGACAAAACAAACCCGCATTTCCGCAACAAGTACGCGGACATTAACACGATGCTGGCAGAGGTCAAGCCAGCCCTGCACAAGCACGGGCTTTACATCATTCAGCCCATCGAAGACGGCAAGGTAATAACGCGCATAATCGACGCGGAAAGCGGAACCGTCCTGTGCGAATCCGGTCTGGAGCTATCCGGCCAAGGCAACCCGCAACAGCGAGGTTCAGAGATTACCTATTACCGCCGCTACACCTTGCAAAGCCTGCTGGCACTTGAGGCCGAAGACGACGACGCGAACGCGGCCAGCGCACCCGCTCCGGCTCCCGCTGCACAGGCGAACCCAGCCGACGATAACAAGCCTTGGCTCGATGCTGCTGAGGAAGCGTATGTTAAGGCGATGGATTGGGTAAAGGGCAAGGGCGAAGACGGGCTGAAGACTGCGCTCGGCAAGCTGACCCAGACCTACAAGGTAAACAAGACCATGCGCGAAGCGTTAAAGGTTGCGGCTCTGGCTGACATGAAATTGATACCATGACGGCAGCCCTTCAACGTAAGCACAGGCGCGACGGCAAACCGCGCCACAACTTCAGCGATGAAACGTACATCGACGCGTTGGATACAATCTGGACGTATGTAGCAGGGGTTTACAACGTGCCGCTGGAGGCAGCCCTTAGCAAACGGCGCTACCAAGAGTATGTAATTCCGCGCTTTGTGTTTTATTACATGGCGTCTAACCTTACACAAGCTACCTGGCGGCAAATGGGCCTATACACGGGCCGCGATCACAGCACCGCGATACACGGGGTCAAGACGATACAAGACCTAATCGACACGGATAAGCGGTTCAGGTCAAAGATGCTTGACATACGCAACGCACTTCTGGACTTTTTCCCGCATGGGTCTGAGTACAATGTCGGCGAAGCGAAGTACAGACCGCGCGTCGATGATTGGTTTTACGCGCTCTGCATGGCTTAAAAATTAACAACACCTTTAAAAACCAAATACACAATGTATCAATCACAGACCGAACCAATGGCACTGCGCCAAGTTCACACAACCACAGATTACGGAAGATTCACTTCCATTGACGGCAACCGCAACCTTAACCTGTTGCACCTTCAGCGGCTTAAGAAGTCGATTCAGGAAAACTATTTGTTTACGATTATCATCGTGAATGAGAAGTTTGAAATCATTGACGGGCAGCACCGCTTTGAAGCTCTTAAAGTATTCGGACTGCCACTCCATTACATCATCTGCGAAGGCTATGGATTGGAACAAGTTCACATTCTGAACGCTACCTCAAAGACGTGGAACGCGGATGATTATTTAGAGGGCTACATCAAACTTGGCAAGTCCGACTACATGAGGTACAAGCAATTCAAGAACAAATACGAATTTCCTCACAACGTCTGTATGCCTTTGCTTACTGGTTACAATAGCAATGCAAGCGCAAGCAACATCAAAAGTTTTTACAATGGCGAGTTCAGGATTGGTAATTACAAGGAAGCCGTACAAATTGCGGAAGCAGTAACACTTATTGCGCCTCTTTATGATGGTTACAAAAAGGCAAATTTTATACTTGCCATGATTCAGCTGATGCGAAAACCTCAGTTTGAATTTACTGAGTTCATTGCAAAACTTCGCCTTCAGCCTTCAGCGTTGTTTGATTGCCAAACCACTGCACAGTACGTTTCCCTTATCGAAGAAATTTACAACTATCGCCGCCGCGATAAAGTAAATCTGAGATATTGACCGTATATTTGTAACAAGTTCGGAAACGCTGATTGACACCCAGCCCGAATGAAAGTCATCATGAACAACGCATTCAACAAACGCTCCGTCGGAGTATCAGTGCGCCCTTATGACTGGGGCGGTGTCACACTGAGAAACGACGGGGCGTTTTGCTTTTTACGCCAATGACAAAAATTATTGAAACGCCCGCAAGTATCTACATACAGGGCCAAAACGGAGCGGCTGACATTGAAATTCCAGCCTATTTCTGCGACTACACTATCTGCAAAATAATTGTTACGCCCTTTCAGGTAGGTAAGAAGTTTTACTTTTTAGCACAGGCTATTTCTTTAAAAACTGGGTACGTCATGCACACAGCTTTAAGACAAATTGATTTTAACCTACCATTTTCGGCAACTGCTTCATGGGTCGCTGCTCAATGTTTTGGAGAAGTCGCAGAATCACATTCTGACGGATTATGGATTGAACACACATGGGAAAAGAAAAATGGCAGAAGGTAAAAAATCATTCCTGTTGTACTGCGACCAGCGCGGTATTTTTGACCAGTTACCTGACGAGTTAGCAGGAAAACTGATTAAGCACATATTCGCTTATGTTAATGACGAAGACCCGAAGACTGAAGAGCTATGGATGACTATGGCTTTTGAAAGCATTAAAACAGCTTTAAAGCGTGATTTGGAGAAGTACAAACAAAAGCAAGAACAAGGCAGCATAAACGGCAAAAAGGGTGGAAGACCAAAAAAAGGTAACGAAACCCAAAAAACCCAACCCTTTTTAGAAGAAGGTAAAAAAGGCGTTAATGTAAATGTTAGTGTAAGTGATAGTGTTAGTGTTAATGAGAATGAAAAAAAGAAACGAACAAAGTTCGTTCCCCCAAAAATTGAAGAGTGTATTGCTTACGCTCAGGAATTAGGTTACAAAAAAACCTTTGCTGAAAACTTCCATAACGACCAAACGTCTAAAGGATGGAAAGCAGGAAGGGTAAAAATTGAGGATTGGCAAGCTGCTATGAGGTATTGGACTGGCAAGGAGTGGAACGAACAATACCGCATTCAGCAACCAACAAACTCAAGCCGCTACCAAACCTATAACCCAGACATTCACAAATGACACTACACACCACCGACCCGAACATCGAAGCAGCCGTTTTAGGCTCGCTGCTGCAATTCCCGAACGAGCAGCACCACATAACAGAGTTGCGCCCGCAGTTTTTCTCAGACCCCATGCACCGCGATCTGTTCACGGCCATGCTTGAGATGTACCAGCAGGGGTCACAGATTGACCTTGCGACCGTGGCCCGGTACTGCCTTCAGCACAAGTACGTTCCACGCCCGCCGGATATTGTTAGAATCACACAAACCGTTGTAAGCGCGGCGCACATTGAAACGCACACGAAGATTCTTTACCAGCTCAACGCGCTTCGGGAGCTGCAAACGATGGCGGCAGATGTTCAGGCAATCATGGCAAACGGCGAATCTGACCCGTTCAAAATAGCGGACAAGGCGCAATCCACACTCGACGCGATACGGAATAACATGGGTTCGGAGCCAGTCGCATACGGCAGCCTTTTACTTTCAACGGTTCAGGACATAGGCGAACGGTCTGCTAAGGGCGAAGCGCAAGGCATTCCGACCGGGTGGTCTGCGCTCGATTCAGTTACAAGCGGAATGAGTCCCGGTGAATTGTGGATCGTGGCCGGGCGTCCGGGTATGGGTAAGACCGCGCTGGCCGTTGCGCTGTTACAAGCCCATGCACAGCAGGGCGGGGCGGGTATCATGTTCAGTCTGGAGATGGAAAACAAAGCCCTTGCCATGCGTATGCTATCCGGTGACACGGGATTACCTGCGTACCTGTTCCGGCAGGGCCGCATCAATGAGCAGACAATGAGGCAGATGCTGGCACACGTTGATAGTATCGACAAGACCCGGCTATGGTTTGAGGATAGCCCCGGAATCACTATTGAAAAAATCAGGGCGCGGGTCAAAACGATGAAGCAAAAGCACGGTATTACCTGCGTGGTCTGCGATTACATCGGTTTGATTCAGCCAAGCAACCCGAAAGAAATACGGGAACAGCAGATCGCACACATGAGCCGAACGGCGAAGCAGATTGCGAAGGAATGCGGCGTGACGTTTATCATGCTGGCGCAGCTTAACAGGCAATCGGAACAGCGCGGGGACAAGCGGCCCATGCTTTCCGACCTTCGAGAATCCGGGGCCATCGAACAGGATGCCGACCTTGTGATGTTTCCTTTTCGGCCAAGCTATTACGGCGAACAGGAAGGCGTTGCGCCGTCCGCATCGGAAGAGGCGGCGGAGTTGATTATCGCAAAAAACCGCAACGGTGCGGCAAACATGGCCCTGCCGCTTACCTTTGTTCCACAGCTTGCGAGTTACAAGTTGCGGATAGCTGAAACGAGATTCTGATGCTTACCATTGAACAAATCCGCGCAATGCCGGGAACATACACGCTCGACGGCATGGCCCTGAATGAATGGGCGATTTTCTACGATGCACCGGGCGGGGCGTTCACCGTGGCCCGGTACTCTCACAGCGAAGTAACAACACCCTTCGACCGTCACTGGACAACTGAACGCGATTACTTCGCGCATTGCGAGCGCGTAACCGCTGACAACCTTTTGCGCCTCATGGGAATTACCCCGCGCCCATCTTCGCCGGAAATTCTCGACCCTTGCGAATCATCCTGAAACGTGCTACATTTGCATTCGATGAACACCTTTACGCTATTCTACTGCCTGAGCTGCGCGGGGGCTGCTGTGCCTTTTGCGCTTAACAACCAGCTTGACCCCGGCGGGTTATTCGATTACAAGATATTCAAGTGCGCCCCCTGCTGCAGGTCTGGCCCCGCTGGCTGCGTTGGCAATTAACCGGATGCTGCTATGAAGAAACTCGAAGACGGCCAAATCGCGCTAATCTATACGATCGTAATGTTTGCGGCAATCATAACAGCAGTTCTCTTTCTATGAGCTTTACACAAACCGAAATCAAAGATTGGCAGGGGTTGCTACCTAAGTGGACGGCATACAAACGCACAGCGGCGTGGACATTCACCGCGCAGGAACAGCAGGTAATAGCGCGGTTGGCGTTGGAAAAGTTAAACAAAAACCCGAAGGGCTGCGGCTCCTGCTGGGTTGATGCGATGCGGGAACTGGAAAGGATAGCGGGTACGCAATGACCACTTGGAAACATTCCGGCAACGCGGGCGACATCATCTACATGCTGCCGACGATAGCGAGGTATTCGCAGGGCGGTGCTACCCTTTACCTGAACATCGAGCGGCCTGCGCAATACGCGGCGGGTATTGAACACCCGCTTAAGAACGTCATGCTTGACAAGGGCACGGCTGAAATGCTTGTGCCGCTGTGCAAGGAATGGGACATTGAGGCGGTTATCGGGAACCCTGCAAGCGTAGACTATGACCTCGACAAGTTCAGGGAGCACAGCCTGAACCTTTCAGGTTACGACATACGGCGGTGGATTCTTGCGGAATACCCTGAGCTTATACCGCCAGTTGATTGGGATATAAATGTCGATATACCCGGCGAAATAATCAAAACACCCGGACAACCAGAATACATTACCGTAAACCTTTCAACGCGCTACCGCAACAGCGTGGCCGGGAATGACGATAAGTGGCGGCTGTTGCAAGACGTGCCGTATGATGTTTGGTTTATCGGTCTGGAATCGGAGTACCACAAGTTTGCAGCACTCGTTCCAAAGGCGATACACAAACCTGTTTCGGACTTTCTCGAAATGGCTGAAATCATGTGGGGCGGTATATTTCACTTTGGCAACCAGAGCAGCCCATTTGCGATTGCGGAAATCTACGATATGCGCCGCGCCTTGGAGCTTTCGCCCTACTGCCCAAACGTAGTCAGCCAAGGCAGCTACTGGAACGTGATTTACAACACCGAGAATATGGCCTACATAATTGAGCGATTCCTGAAATGATCTGCCATGCCTGCCTCGCATATTCCACAGACCGCTACACCGTCAATGGGTACGACGTATGGAAGTGCGACAAATGCGGTTCGGAGTTCGCTATCTCGCAGGCCAAAGCCGCGCCGTGTTTCAGACCTCACCCCAACGCAATCGCAATCGGGGACGCGACCCAGCTCACCAACGAAAACATGAAGCAGTTAATGAAGGATTTCAAAGCCAACGACATGAGCGGGCTATTTGTGCAGCATCCAGAGGATGCGACCATCGATCCGGCGCAAGGGCGGGTAAACATCATGACAGGCAACGGAGCGAGGATATTCTTTGCGCGGTTCGGCTGGGTCATGGATAGGATAATCGACAACGAAGTAACCAAATACCGATATGGGACGACCGAAGATATTTGAAACACCCGAACACCTGCGAAAGGCATTTGAGGAATACATGGGCTGGTGTGCTGCATACACCCGCCCGACACTGAACAACAAGGGCGGCATTACAGAAGTGCCAGCGGCTCGCATCCCGACGGTTGGGGACTTTTGCGAGTACCACAAGATAGATCGTCACACGCTGTCAGAATACGATGCAAAGCCTGAGTATTCCGCCACAGTAAAAAGCATCTACACCCGCATCGAGGAACGAAAGCACAACGCCCTTATCAACGGCGAAGGGAATACCACTGGCCTAATCTTCGACCTGAAGTGTAACCACGGCTGGCGCGATAAGCAGGTTATTGAACATGAGGGCGAAGTTCACGTAACCCTGAACCTGAACAAATGATAATCCTACCCGCTCAACTCGAAGGGGTACGCACCCGCAAAGACCGAACGCTGCACATCGGGTTCGGCACTCAGGAGCTTGACCCATCCAAGGCGGGCGCGGTTATGGCGCTTTCGCAGCAGCTTTGCTACCTTGCCATCAAACCCGAACCTTTCAGCGCGGCTGAGTCCGACCTTATCGACAACCTGAAGGCGGACATTGAGCTTAACGCAAAGACACCTGCGCAGCGTTTGCGTGGTGTGCTGTTTCGCCTGTGGGAGCAGCAAGGGGTAAGCGAAGACTTTCCGATATTCTACGAGCGCGAGATGCACCGCATCACCGAACACTACAAGAACAAATTAGATGGCTGAAACACGCAAAGCACACGACCGCCGGGTGAAGTCAGGGTTTTACCGCCGCTTCATTACCGGAAAGCAAGGCATTGACATTGGATGCGGGCGCATCGACACGCACGACGGCCTCGACACCGTAAGCCTGACGGATTGCATACACCATGATAAGGACATTTGCGACGCGACCACAATGGAAGTGTATGCAGATGACACCTTCGACTACGTCTATGCCTCGCACGTTCTGGAACACCTCGACGACCCGGTAACGGCGGTTAAGAACTGGGTGCGCATTTGCAAGCCGGGCGGCGTGGTGCTTATAAGCCTGCCGCATCGTGATTTGTACGAACGCAAACGGACGCTTCCAAGCAAGTGGAACCTTGACCACCGATACTTTTATCTGCCAAACGCCTGCGACCCGCCGCACACGTTCAGCGTGGAAGGCGTGCTGAGGTCTGCAGGGGTCGATGGCTACAAGTGGGCCATGAAGGTGATTGACACCAGCACGAACCACGACCACCCGGATGAACACGCGAACGGGGAGTTTTCAATCGAAGTAACAATCTGGAAGTAACCATAACACTATGAAAATATACATTGTAACCGCGTATGACGAAGATCACATCCGTTTAGGAGGAGAAGAACAGAACGTACAAATCCTAAAAGCGTTTGATTCACAGCAAAAGGCGCATGACTTTATGGCCGATTGCGGCTTTAAACTTGAGCAATGGGAAAAGTCAATACCTGCCGAAGTTGAGGATGATGAGGTTAATTCTGCTAATTGGCACAAGCATTGCGAAACCCATCCAATCGCGGATAAATATGGGATTTTTGCAACAACATTTTTTTGCAATGAAATAGAGGTAGAATGAACATCTACCTTACCGAACTGCGAGCCATCGACCGCGCCACGGGTGGCCTTAAGACCTTTTGGCACAAGCATTGCGAAACCCATCCAATCGCGGATAAATATGGGATTTTTGCAACAACATTTTTTTGCAATGAAATAGAGGTAGAATGAACATCTACCTTACAAAACTGACGGCGGTAAACCAGCTCACGGGCGAACTTCGCACCTACGCCGGGCCAAACATCGAAGCCCCTACATGGAAGCTGGCAGAGCAGGAATGCGCTGTCAATTACCCTTACCTGAAGGTTGTCGGGGTGCTGACTGCTGAGATTGACGCGGAAGACCGCTGCATTAACTATAACCACAGCAGCAATTGAAGGTACTCGGAATAATGAACGGCATGAGCGGGGTTGCATACCACCGCTTATACGCGCCCCTGACTGACTTGCAGGTGCGCGGCTATGCAGACGTGAACGTATGGGCCACACGCGATGCACAAGGGCAACCGAACCCGCCGCCCGACCTTACGCAATACGACCTTGTTGTATGGTCTGGAACCCTCGCAGAGGTGCAAGGCGAAGTGATTACCGCGCTGGCTGCCCTTGGTATTCCGTACATCGTCGATATTGATGACTACTGGATGCTTAACCGATATAACCCGGCACGGCACGAATGGGAACGGCGCGGGCTGCATACGAAGACACAAGAGGCCATCTACAACGCGGCGGCTGTAACAGTGGAAAACGAGCGGCTGGGCGCCATGGTGGGCAAGGTAAACCGCAATTGGCACGTCATTCAGAACGCGCTCGACCTGACCGCGATGCAATGGAACACGGAGAAACGCCCTTCGGATAAGTTTCGGGTCGGCTTCATCGGTTCCCGCTCGCATCGGTACGACCTTTTGATGATTGCCGACGCGCTGCGAGAGTTTGCGGAAAGCGGCGGGGTGGAACTGAACCTTTGCGGGTACGACCCAGCCGACCGGGAATGGATTGCAGTTGCTGAAGGCATCGCGCCGGGCGGCCATCCCGACTGGCTCAAGCTGCGCCCCGGCGTTCACCCTTCGCATTACGGGCAATATTACGCGGGTATGGATGTTGTCATCGCGCCCCTGATAAGCAACAACTTCAACGCCATGAAATCGGACATTAAGGTCAAGGAAGCGGGTGCGTACTGCCTGCCCCTTATCGCGTCCGACTTCGGCCCCTATGCGAACCACGAAAGCGCGGGCGTCTACACTGCCAAGAGAGGCAAGGAATGGCTTGAGCTGCTGCACAGGGCGAAGGCGGGGGAACTCGACGGGCGGCCTAACGCGGAATACCTGCAAGACACAGGCTGTCTGCACTACGTGAATAACGCACGGGCAGAAATTTATTGGGCTGTCTGTCAATCAGTTGCAAAATAAATAAAAGTTTTTGTTGCGCGGTATTGTGCAAAGGGTGTATGTTTGCATCATGGAAATCACAAACAACACAATGACAATCGAGCAGGCAAAGGAAACATTCATGTTTGACTTCCTGCTTAGTGAAATGCGCAAGCGCAACACCGAAGAACTTACGCAGGACATTATCAACGCGGCCTACCGAAACACGATTGCCTTCCTGAACGACGAAGAAAACAAGCGCAAAATGATTCAGCGCGTTAAGGGATATTTAAAATCTAACGCATGAGCAAGACACTTCACTTCATCATCACCGCCACTGCTGAGCAGTTGGCGAAGGTATGGCCCGATGCACCGCGCTACACAAACGTTCATACTGACCCGTGGCACTTTGTCCGCATACGGGTCACAAACTCAACTTGGGTTAAGGCGTGGGAGTCAATATGCGACGATCTCGGCGCGGAACTTTCAGACGTCGAATGGGGGACTATTCAATACAAGCCTGGTGACGTTGGGGACTATTCAATCGAGCTTATGCCCGAAGACGAGGCCGACGACATGATCCGCGAGGCCGAAGCGTACCTTTCACCATTGGATTTGACAGACGACGAAAGCTAAACACTATGGAAAACTCAATAACATACAACATTAAGCAGCTTGCCTTTGCCGTAGAGCGGGGCGAAGCTGACCCGCTGACCGCCTTTGCCGAACTGGCGAAGATTGAAAAGGTGGCGAAGGAAGCGAAGGAGCAAATCAAAGAGCAGGCCATTGCCGAGGCTGCGAAGTACGCAGAGCGTGCAATCCCCATCGCGGGCGTAATCGTCGAAAAGAAGGCCGCTGCTGGTAAGTGGGACTTCAAAGGCATCCGCGCATGGAGCGAGGCTAAAGCGAACCTTGCGGCCATCGAAGAAAGGGCTAAGGCCGCCTATCAGGCCGCGCAGAAGTTCGGGGCTATTACGGCCACCGAAGACGGCGAGGTTTTGGAACTGCCAACGTATCAGAGCGGCGGGGAGACGCTGGCTGTTAAGATATAACCCGAATGCTGTCACGGGAGAGCCGTGAAGCGGAAGTAGTTGCCTGTGAGGGTAGAGTGTACGCCGCATGAAACAAAGGGGGCAAGGGCTGGAGAAATCCGGCCCTTTGCTTTATATTTGCAGCGGTAGCTTTCTGAACTACCTGAGCGCTCTGCGCTATCCGAACGGCGAGGTTCCACCTTGCACCTTATTAGGATAGTCGGGGCGTTTCGCTTTTCCGCAATTCCCATTTTCAGCCATTGTAAGTAATGGCTTATTCATTGCAGCAGTCACCGGGCGAATACACGGCGGCCTTTAACCCGCTGACCTTCGTCACGCGCGAAACCGATACGGCGATAACCGGAGCGGCAAACTTCCGCTACCTGTGCGAAATACTGATAGGCGGTTCGGTCATTGCCAAGCTCAAGGCACCGATACGGTACGGGAGTGCCAACAACGAGGCGGTCTTCAATGTGACTGAGATTTTAGCGTCTTACGTTGGAACCGACTTTACGCCGCCATCCTCAACCGCGATAACCCGACAGCCGCGCCTTGTCGAATGGTCTGCCCGGTTCGGATACGAAAACGGCACGGTTCCGGTGGAAACTACGGGCGTGGTCAACTTCAACAACAAGTTCTCATGGGCGGCTTGCCTACCCATCTACGATTTCCCGACCTTCCTACCTGCTGACTACCTGACCGCATCCGGCGGCACAGCGGGGGCAAAGTTCCTGAACACGCTCAGCACCCGCAAGGTTCAGCCATCGGAGCCGCACACCCTACACGCGCTGTTCGGTACTGACACGGCAAACAAGGTGTTCGAGTTCAAAGCCTACGGCCCGACTGGAACCCTGCTCGATACGGAAACCAAGACGCACAACTACGCGGCCACGGCTGACAGGTTGCTGGCCGTGGATTGCACTTTCGAGGATGTGGGCTTTTCCGTAGGCTGGCCCGATGTCGCATATTACACCGTGCAGGTCTGGCCGTCCGGTTACACGGGCAAGGCTTCGGAGCTATACCGATTCGATCTGTACGCGGAATGCAGCAAGTACGACCCTGTGACGCTTCACTTCCTCAACACCTTGGGAGGCTTCGATTCCTACACGTTCACCAAGCGCACGGTTGAGCGGCTCAATGCTGAGAAAAAGACCTATGAGCGCGACCCGTTCACATACAGCGCGGGCGCGTATTCGTACAACCTAAAGACGGGCGGGGTGCAGAACTTTAACACCTCAATCACCGAAGAATGGGAACTGAATACCGATTGGCTGACAGACGACGAAGCGCGGTTAATGGAGCAGTTGCAGTTTTCCCCTGTGGTTTACATGGGCGCGAATTGGTCCACACTTGAGAAAGTAGTCATGCCGGGGGCTGAGTTTGAACGACGCTACAACCGCGACGGGCTGGTGCAGTACACCGTGCGAATGCGCCGCGCCTTGGTGGATCGGAGGCAAAGGTTATGATGCGCTTTTTTATTGAGGGCAGGCAGATTGACCTGACAGCCGACGAACCGCTGTTAATTACGCGGGAAATCGCAGACATACGGGAACCTGAAAAGCGGTCGAGCGATTGGAGCAAGACGTTTCGCATACCGGGCACGGCGAACAATAACAAGGTCTTCGGCCACATCTTCGACATTGCACAGGAGCAGCTTAACACGGGTACGCAGTTCGCGCCCGATTTCAACCCGAACAAGAAAGCGCAGGCGGTTATTACCGTGGATGAGGTCGAGCAGGTGAGGGGCTTTGTCCGCCTGCTTAACATAGCCATCAACAGGCCGGGGGAAATGGAATATGAGGTGAGCGTTCACGGGGTCGCAGCGGACTTCTTCGCCAAGATTCGCAACAGGAGGATGAGCGAGATTGACCTTTCCGACCTGAACCATATACCCTCAAAAACGGTTGTTAAGAATAGCTGGAATAACACTTGGCAGGATGGGTATGGTTACGGAATTGCAGACCGGGGCCGCGAAGACAAACCGCTGAACCTTTGGGGAGTTGGCGATACAACGCCTTGCGTATTCGCAAAGACTATTGTTGACCGGATTTTTGCAGATGCGGGGTACTCCTACACCGATGACAGCTTTTTCAATACTGATGAGTTCAAAAGCCGTGTAATACCTTTCAGCAAATCCCCTGAGCTATCTCAGTCCTTCCTCGATAACCTGAACATGAAGGCCCGCCGTAGCAGCATAACCGCGCTAACGGTTGGGTCTGCAATTGTCTGGAACGATGACAGCAGCAGCGGATTTTACGATAACGGAGGCAACTATAACACCGGGACTGGTGAATACACGTTGCCCTATTCAGGTATTGCCTACTCTGCTGAATTGAAATTGCATTTTGAGCTTACGGGCCTAAGTGCGGTAACATATCCGGAACTGCTCGTTTCGTTTGAAGTGAAAATAGCTGGCAAGAGGCGCGGCAAAGTCAACACTATACTCACTAACCAAGGCACAGCGGGCACGGAAATAGACTTTACGTCCTATATCATGGTAGGCTCTGGCGGAGCAGGTGAAAAGATTACCGTCGAATTGGAGGGCGTTTACTATAACGAATACACCGTCTTCGGCCAAAGGCTTACACGCATTACCACAGGATGGACGCTATCCCTTCAAACGGGCAGCTATTTAAGGCTTGACGCTTTGCAGATGGGATTTGGCCCCGGATATACTTTGGACTTCAACAGCCTGTATGGCAGCAGTGAGCAAAAGCAGGATGCGTTTCTTGCTGACCTGATTAAGCTCGACAACCTTTACATAGAGCAGACAGACCGGACAAACGTGCTGTACATTCAGCCCCGTGAATCTTTTTACCGCGATACGGTAGTGCATGACCTGACACCGCTAATTGACCGCTCCCAGCCTTTTGAAATTATTCCGATGGGCGAGCTTGACGGCAACCCTTATGTATTCACCTACAAGCAGGGCAAAGACATTGACAGCGAAGACTACGCGCAAAGCACAGGCAAGGTTTACGGAGAGGCTCGCATTATTGTCGATAACGAGTTTTTGAATAACGAAAAGCGCATTGAAACGGGCTTTGCATCTACGCCGTATATCCACGCGGGCGGGCAGGTTGCCATTGCTTCGCTTGAGGCTTACGACAAAGCGAACGGCGAACCGCGCATTTTATACTGGTCTGGAAAGATTGGGCAGTTTAATTGGGTGCTGGCAGATTGGGTGTCCGATACAGGCGCGGCAATAAATCCAGAAACAATATCAGGCGGCTATCCTCACATTGGACACCTCGACAACCCATTTACCCCGACTAAAGACCTGTGCTTTGGAATGCCGCAATACATCAATTTACCCGGCGGCATAGCTTACACCAACAACAACCTGTATAATCGTAATTGGCGGAAATACATTAACGAAATAACAGACCGCAACAGCAAGCTCGTGCGGCTTCGGGTTTACATAACCCCGGCGGAGTGGTATAGCTGGTCGTTTCGGGACTTGTATTTCTTCGACGGTCAATACTTTAGGCTCAACAAGATTACTGATTACCCGGTCGGAGGGTCTGACCTTGTGGCCTGCGAGTTCCTCAAGCTGAAAACCGGGAGCCAATTCACGCCGCAAACCGGACGCACAGGGGCCGGATATGATGTTAAGGATGACAACAACGACCGCTGGCCGGATTTGCGCAACGGATTTGATAAGCCCGCCCGGAATTTCAGCTACTTAGACTTAGGCGGCGGCATGGGCCGCAATTACCGCCCTGTCTTCGATGTGGTGCAAGGGTTGGATGACGTGTACAAAAATCAGTTTGACCCGCCATCCACAGGTGACAAGTTCAGGCCCACCATTGAATGGAGCGGGTCGCAATGGGAAATCGTGTTAATTCAAGAACCATAATGGCAAAGAAGATAGTTACCCCTGTTGAGGTGCAAGCCTCTGTAAAGGGAGATGAAAGTGTAAAGTCGCTACGAGATACGCTCAAGGAAGCGCAGCAGGAGGCGGACAAACTTGCGAAAGAGTTAGGCAAAGATTCAGATGCTTACAAAAAGGCGGCTGAAAACGTAGCCAAACTAAAAACAGAGATTAAGGATGGCAACATAAAGACGCAGCTCAAAGAAGCTCAGTTTGAGGCTATCCGCCTTGCTCAGGCTTTGGGCCAGACCAGCCCCGAAGCACTAAAAGCGGCTGGACGCGTTGCGGAACTACGCGATCAGATGGATGATTTCAACGCCACGGTTAAGGGCTTGCATCCTGACCGCTTCCAAAAGTTCGCGAACATCACGGCCACGCTGGCCAACGGGTTTGCAGCGGCTCAGGGCGCAGCGGCGTTGTTAGGTTCGGAAAGTGAAGATTTGCAAAAGTCGATGGCGCGCGTGCAAGGAGCAATGGCTTTCGCTCAGGGAATATCCGCGCTGAAGGACGTACAATTTCAGCTTGGAAATATTCCGAAGATGATTTATTCCAAGGTTGTGCCAGCGTTTACCACGGCGGCGGGCGCGGCCCGTGCGATTGGTATGGCCTTGGGTATCGGTGTGATTATCGCGGGGGTGACGGCGTTAATCGCGCTATTCCAAAAGCTCGACCTTAGCATCGACGGCGTTTCAAAGTCGGATAAGGAATTAGCCAAATCGCAGGAAGCGCGGCTGAAGGCATCGAAGGACAACGTGGATGCCCTCGATGCACAGGACAATATCTTGAAGTTGCAGGGCAAATCTGAGCGGCAAATCCTTGAAATGAAGATTGCGGCGCTGAAGACTGCTATTGACAATCAAAGGGCGGTAATTGAAACGGGCAAGGCTCAGGCAAAACAGCAGATACAGGCGGCGCAGCGCAACAAAGACATCCTTCGCGGGATTCTGGACTTCATAACCAAGCCATCTGAATGGCTGCTGAAGCTCGTCGATAAGCTGGCGTCGATGCTTGGTTACGATACAGGGCTGGCTAAGGTGTTCAGCGAAACAAAGGATGCAATGGTTAGCCTTGTTTTCGACCCGGAAAAGGAACAAAAGGCGGCTGAAGAAACACAGCGGGAGCAGGAAAAAGCCTTGACGGACATGGAGAATAAAGTTGCAGGCCACAAACTTGCAATACAGGCCATTGATGCTAATGCAGAAAAGGAACGTAAGGCGGCTTCGAAGGCCGAACAAGACAGGCAAAAGGAAGAACAGGATAAGCTAACAAAGCAGGCTGAGGATGCAGAAAAGGAACGCATACGCATTGCCCAAGAGGCTGAAAAGAAAAGGATAGCAGACGCGCAATGGGCGGAGCAGATGCGCAAACAGGCACTCGATAACGAGCTGGCCTATGTGAAGGGCTTTTACGATGAGCAGGAATTGGCCGCTATGCGTGCTGCTACTTCAAAAGAAGACCTTGAGAAGCGCATGGCCGAAATTACAAAGCAGCGGCTTATCAACGAATTACAGGCGCTTAAAGACGCGGGAGCCTCGACCATAGAAGTTGAAAAGGCTATCGAAGCTATACGGCTCGCAGACGCTCAGGCAGCAAGCGAAGAGCGTAAGACAATAGCTAAAACCGAGGCTGAACTAAAACAGCAGCTTGAAAAGGACGTTCTTGCAAGCCTTGGCGCCATAGCACAAATAGCAGGCGAAAATTCCAAGGTAGGCAAAGCGATTGCGCTGGCTCAAATTGCATACGACACAGGCAAGGCAATATCCGGCGCGTTGGCTGTAACCCAATCCATGAGCGGCGATAACGTGGCCACGGGCGGTCTGGCAGGTATTGCTAAATTTGCAGCAATATCCGCTGCCATCCTCACCAACTCAGCGCGGGCGATTCGCATCGTGAAATCCGGCAACGTGCAGCAGGGCGGCGGCGGAGGCAACCTCGGAAACATGAACGCAGGCCGCAACCTGCAAGCCCCTTCGATGCCATCTTCAACCCTTGGCGGCGGCACTCAGTTTGCAGGCTCATTCGATAACAAGGTGTACGTCACCGAAGGGGACATAACCGGAACGCAGCGCAGGGTAAGGCAGAACAGGGGGGTATCGGTAATATGAACGGCAAGTTTCAGGCCATGCAGCGGGCAGCCTTCGCGAAGATGGGCAGGGCTGAAATCGAACAGCCTACCATGACGGGCGACACGCTTTCCGACCTCATGTTCGCATGGACACAGCAGACCAGCAAAGACCTGCAACAATCGCTGTTATCCAACAGGCCGAAAGGCAAGAACACCCGCCCCGGGTTCGCGTCGGGTTCGCTTTGGCAGTCGCTCGGCCCGGAAGGCACTCAGATAATCGAGCGCGGCAATGAAGTCATTGCGCGAATCACAGCACAGGAAGAATGGCAATGGGTGGACGGTGGCCGCAAGCCCACCCGCAACAGCGGGGACGGCTCGATAATCAGGAGCTTGCAAGAGTGGATAGCATCGAAAGGGATTCAGGTAAGGCAAAGCGCACAGGAAAGCAGCCAGACGGTGCAGGAGCGCAACCTATCATTAGCCCATGCCATAGCTAAGAAAATTCACGCTAAGGGCTTTTACGGCAACAACAGCGAGGGCACTGGATTCTTTAGCCGCGTCATAAACGACCAAGCCTTCGAGGATTTGGCGGAATACCTTGGCGAATCCACGGGCGAAAAAATCCGCCTTTCCTTTGAATTGGTAGCGAAGGAAAGTAAAGCGCAGCCGGGGTTCTTCTAAAAAACTTCCGCACTTTTTGAAACCCGCCATTGTAGGTAATGGAGGGCTTACCAGTTTATTACTTGGAATTGAACGAAGGCGACGGCCTGACACAGGTATCGCTTGTGTCGGCTCCCGCCATTGAAGAGAATTTCCACGCCTTCAACGCTCAGGAGCAGCCGTTCACATTCTCGATTCAATCCGAAGAAAAGCGCATCATCACAGGCCCGGCCATGCTGGCTGAAAAGCCCATTTACAGGCGCGGCCCTGATGGGTCGGAGTTCATGGTGAAGTTTAGCGCGGCCACGATTGAAAAGGCTGTCCGGATGTGGGCAACCCAAGGCAAATACAACGCGGTGAATGCTGAACACAGCAGCCCCGTTGGCGGCCTGTTCCTGCTCGAATCTTTCATCACTGACCCCGTGCGAGGCATCAATCCGCCGGAAGCATGGAAAGACGCGCCCGCTGGCTCTTGGTTCCTGTCGTACTATGTGCAGGACGATGCGCTATGGGCTAAGGTTAAATCGGGCGAGTTCAAAGGCTTCAGCATCGAAGGCTATTTCACCGACCGCCCCGCCGACGAAGACGCCGAAGCGATGGCGGCAATCCACGAAATACTCAGCAACTATTCAAACAACATGGATCATAAATCAACAATCGGCCAAATCCGCGCTCTGCTTGGATTCAGCGAGCAAGCCCCTGCCGCTCCCGCTGGAGAACCCGCAAAGTTCGGTGAAGGCACACTCGCAGACGGAACCGTTATCCGCTGGCAGGGTGAAACGCTCGAATCAGGCGCACTGCTTGAAGTTCAGACCCCCGAAGGTGAGTTCGTACCCGCGCCGGACGGCACGCACGAAACAGCCGACGGCCAACTTGTTACCACCGAAGGCGGTATCGTGACTGAAATCATGCTGAAGGAAGGCGAAGAAATGCCGGACGGCGAAGACATGAAGGCGGAATTTTCCGCGCTCAAATCGGAATACGCTGCCAAGTTTGAAGCTCAGGAAGCCGCGCTTGCAAAGCTGGCCGCTGCTATTGACCGCCTGACCACCGCACAGGGCAAGACGCTTGAGGTAATCGAGCAGTTTTCCGCTATCCCCGCCGCTGAACCTGTGAAGAAGCCGCAGGGCTTCGGACGCACAGCGCAATCCACCGAAGACCGCCTTGCTAAGGTGGCCGAAAATCTCCGCAATTTCAAAAACAACAAATAAGCTATGGCATTTAACCTCAATGACCTCGACGGGTACGGCAAGGAAGACTCCCTCCCGTTACTCACAAAAGCGCTTTTTGGCGCTCCCACCGCCGCGCTCCTTCAGGGAGCCGGGCAGGTGATTCCCGGTATCAAGACCAGCGATAACCTCAACATTCTTGACTCAACAGTTTTCTTCCAAGCCAACGGCTGCGAGCCGACCACCTCTGGAACCACCACGTTTTCAAAGCGCACTCTGACCGTAGGCGATATTCTCGTTTACGAAACCCTGTGCCCGAAAACGCTGAAGACCAAGTGGATGCAAACCCAAATGGCAGCAGGTTCATCCGGTGACAACACCTTGCCCTTTGCCGAGGTTATCGGGCAGGAAAAGGTAGCGAAGATTGCCAACGAACTGGAAACAGACATCTGGCAGGGAACCATCGTAAACAACCAATTCGACGGCTTCAACACCATTTTGAGCGCACTCGGATTCGGCGGAGCAGGCGACCCCATCGAAGGCAACCCGACCACAGGCGGCGGATGGACTAAGCTCACCAGCTTGACCTCAAGCAACATCGACGACGCAATCCTGAAGATGATTACTCAGGCGCAGGAAAGCACCGACGGCAAGGCCATCCTTTCCCGCCCCGACCGTTTCTTTGCGATGGGTGTGGACACGTTCCTGCTTTACAAGCAGTACCTTGTAGGAGCAAATCTGTTCCACTACAACCCTGAGCAGGCTAACCAGTTCCAACTGATTGACCCCATCAGCGGTACCACGGTGTACGGTCTGCCCGGCCTGAACGGAACCAACAAAATCCACTTCAGCTACTGGGCGAATTACTACATCGGTACTGATCTGGCAGGCGAAGAAGAGTCTTTCGAGTTCATCTACGATGCGCCCAAAAAGACCTCTATTTTCAACGCTGAGTTCAAGTACGGTGTGCAGGTGGCTTTCCCGACCCAAATTGTGTACTTCTCACTGTAACCTCTCACTCACTAAAACAATAACCGAAGGGGCGGGTAAATAGCCCGCCCTTTCTTTTAGCAAAAACCTATGAGCTGCATTTTAACCACCGGATTTTCACACGACTGCAAAGACGCGGTCGGAGGCGTTTCCACCGTTTGGCTTGTCGAATATGAGGCGGTTTCGTCTTACACCCTGTCAAGCGGTGAAGTATCTGCCCTTACGCTTAACGGCGGCAAGGCTTTTTTCAAATATGAGCTGCCGAAGGACACGGCCAGCTTCACTAACACCATTACCACAAACGTAGAAAACGGAACCACCTTCAATTCCTGCGAGTTGAATATCAAGCTCCGTAAATTGTCTACTGCAAAGCGTAACGAGGTGAAGTTGCTTTCAACGGCCCGCCTTGTTGCCGTTGTAAAAACCAATGAAAATCAGTATTGGTTGATGGGCTTTACACGTGGCATGGATATGTCGAACGGAACCAACGGCAGCGGTACAGCGTTGGGCGATATGACAGGTTACGACCTGACCTTTACCCATGCGGAAAAGGAACCGCCCGCGATCGTGCAAAGTTCCGTGCTTACTTCGCTGTCTATTTCGTAAATTCGCAGCACCTTCGTGTTAGGGTGTTCGTCATTACAGGGTTTGGCCTCGCTGCAAAGCGGGGCTTTCCCTTTTTATAGCTCTGCCAATACCCGAACGCGAAACAGCCTCACCACGCGCCTGATTTCTTTGTCGGTTATTCCGGTCTGCCTGCTAATCTTTCGCACGCTCCAGCCGCTCAGGAACAGGTCAATCAGCTTGCGTTCATACCAATCGAGACCTGCATAAACAGCCCCGACCGATTGCAGGGTGGCGTCTTCGCCTTCGTGCAGCTCCGGCGCGTTATCCGGTATTGATTCATGACACTCGGCCAGCCCTTCAGTAGGTATGCGGGTGCTGTGCAGGTTCATGCGGCCACGCTGGCGGGTGAGGTTCGCCGCGCATCGAATGTAAAAGTATTCGAGATAACCGCTGTCGAGCGCGGCCTGTGCCTGTGTTATTCGCTCATCACAGCAAAGCAGAAACAGCTCTTGCCGTAGGTCTTGCCATGCGGTGGGGGCAAAGGTCTTGCAGACCGATTCAACCCAAGTTGCTCCTGCGAGTTCCTGCGATAGTGTCTTCACGTATCAGGTTCACGGTGTAGCCTTCGGCCTCCAGTTTCTTTTTCAGGCGCGTGGCCTCTGCAATGGTGAGGTAGTGCCAGCTGTCTTCTACGCGCTCGCGGCGGGCTATAATAGTATAGGTTAATTGTTCGCTCATTGTACATTCCAGACAGCGGCCTTATTAACGCGGCTGCAATGCAAAGATAGGGCAAGGGCATTGACCGCATCATCGTGCAAACCTTCCGGAGCAGAATAGCTTACGCCCGTGCGGCGGTATTGAAATTCAAAGTTCATCAGTTCATCGACGATTGGCCCGTCTGGAAAACCTATCTCGCGGCTGTGGATGGATGCGGCCAGCCCTTCCATAAGTTCCTGCTTAGATCGCGCCGTGTAAACGAACCCCTGAACACGGGGGCAGCGGCGTTGCAGGTCTTCGACAATCGGGTTGCCTACCCCTGTGCTATCAATCAAAGCGGGCAGCCTGCCAACGACACGCGCAACCTCGTCCGTCGTTGCCTTCCAATCCTTTTGAAAGCGGGCAAAATAGCAGACTTTCTTTGCGGCATTGAGGCCGACTATTACCGTCCAGTCCTTACTCTTTGCCAAGTCGATACCGAAGGATGCAACAGGGCCAGCGGCAAGGGGCAAAATGCACTGCCGTATGTGTTCCAGACCGAAGGGGTTGCTGTCATCGTCGGCAGGTTCAGCCAAATACAGCTCCCTAAACACATGAGCGGGCAAATCGCGCTCTGCCTGTTCCACTTCTTCGCGTTCCAGAATACCAGCCTCGACAGCATCCCATGCGGTTATGCGAAAGAACTTGTAATTTTCTTCGCCCTGCCGCGCCCGTTCAGCCAGCCGATAACCCCAATTCTTTTTCCCTTTCACGTTGCCAATCAACTTGCACTTCCCGCGTGTCTTGGT